ATCAACTACCCGTCGGAAGAAGGCGTGCTCAACGACCTGACGCTGGGCGAGTACGACGTGGTGATCACCGAGGTGCCGCAGCAGATCACCTTCGAGAACAGCCAGTTCATGCAGATCATGGAGATGATCGAGAAGGGGGCGCCGATCCCGTGGCCGTTCGTGATCCGCTACTCCAACCTCGCCCAGAAGCAGGAAATCATCGAGGCGCTGGAGAAGCAGCAGCATGCGCAGCCGGATCCGCTCACCGAGGCGCGTATCGCGCTGCTCAAGGCCCAATCCGTCAAGACCAACAATGAGGCTGTCAACAAGGCCGTCGAGTCGCTGTACAGCGCGATCCAGACCGCCGGGCCCATCACCCTCAACCCCGCCATCGCACCGCTGGCCGACACCCTGCTCAAGTCCGCCGGGTTCGAGGACCAGGACGCGGCGCCGATCGTGCCGGAGGCCTCGGCCAGCCCGGGCATCACCGCGCCCGTTGCGCCGCGTAACACCAATCCCCTGACGCCGGCGAATCCCGGCGTCGGCCTCACCGCTGGTATCGAAACCCCAACCATAGAAGGAGTTCCCCAATGAAAACCAGGGACATAGCGTCCGCAGACGATTGGCGTATCGAATCGGACCTCTCGACGATGTTGGAGGCCAAGAAGATCGCCAAGGACCCGAAACGCATGGCAGCCGTCCGCAAGCTCGCAGCGAAGAAGCAGGCGGACCTGCAGGCGCTCTCGGAGAAAAGCAAGCAATCCTAGGGGGCACCCATGAACCACCCGATCAACACCAAATTCGCCAGCGAAGACCTGGCGCTGGCGCTCCGCACCGGCGTGCTGGTGAGTGAGTACGACGAGCCCGACCCGGAGCTGCTCGGCGGCGTCGAGGAAGAGGAGGAAGAGGAGGAGGTCCTCGACCTGGGCGACGACGATCCGGACGCCGACCCGGATGATGTGGATCGCGGCGACGACGTGGACCCGGACCTGGGTGACGATGACCCGGACGATGATCCCGCTGCCGACCTGGACGATGAGCCGGACGACATCGATCCGGAAGACCTGGCCGACCTAGCGGGCAATGGCAAGGCCAAGATGGTGCCGCATGCCCGTTTCAACGAGGTCAACGAGACCTTGAAATCTGAGCGCGCCGAGCGGCTGCGCCTGGAGGAGGAGCTGGCCCGCACCCGCGGCCAGGTTCCACCGAAGCAAGAGCCGGCGAAGGATGAGCCGAAGCCCTACGACTTCGACGCCGCCGAGGATCGCTACAACGACGCGATCATGAGCGGCGAGACGGAGAAGGCGAAGGCGCTCCGGCGTGAGATCCGCCAGGAAGAGCAGAAACAGTTCGAGCGCGCCGCCGAGGAGAAGGCGGCTGCCACCTACGATGCTCGCCGGCAGCAGGACGAGAAGAAGGCCGCCGAACGCGCCCTGCAGGAGGTCGCGAAGCAGGCCTACGAAGACTACCCGTTCCTGAACGACCAGGGTGAGGCGCCCAACGAGGACGCCATCGAGATGGTGGTGGCTGTTCGCGACGCCAACATGCGCAAGGGCATGGACGCTGCCGATGCTTTGCGCAAGGCCGTGGCCAAGGTCGGGCCGATGTTCTCGGAGAAGAAGCCTCCGAAGGAAGGCGAGGAAGAGCGGCGGTCGGCGCGCGAGAGCGTGATCAAGCGCAACCTGGAGCGCGAGAAGCAGATTCCTCCGCGCGATCAGGGCCTGGGCGAGCGTAGCCGCGTCATCGACTACAGCAAGCTCTCCGAGGAGGAGTTCGACGCCCTGCCCGATACCGAGAAGCGCCGCGCCCGTGGCGACTTCCTTGGTTGACCGTCCTTAGACGGGGACATATCCATGCACCACAGCAGCAGGCCGCCATCGGCGGCCTCTGCTGATCCACCTGCGGCCTTGGCCGCTCGCTCGCCGAGTCACGGCGTTCTCGCCGGCGGGGCGTAAAGCCGCACTGCGTATCGGGAGCGCAACCCAAGTCCCGTTCTCGCCCGGGTACGGCGACACGACCCAGCACAACTGACACCAATTCGACGAAGGAGACAGCCATGGCTGTTACCAACTTCGCGCGGCTGACCCCGCGCCAGAAGATCGTCTGGTCTCGCGATGTGTGGTCCGCCGCCCGCAACCAGATGTTCATCAAGAAATTCCTGGGCTCCGACGAAGGCGCCATGATCCAGCGCATCACCGAGCTGACCAAGGACGAGAAGGGCGAGAAGGTCCTGATCCACCTGGTGGCTGACCTGGTGGGCGACGGCGTGATCGGCGACAACAACCGGGAGGGTATGGAAGAGGAGATGATGTCGTACTCGCAAGAGATCACGATCGACCTCATCTCTCATCAAGTCCTGTCCAAGGGCAAGCTCGCCGAGCAGAAGACCGTCATCAAGTTCCGCGAGATGGCTCGCACCCGCCTGTCCTACTGGATGGCCGACCGCGCCGACCAGCTCGGCATGCTGACCCTGTCCGGCGTCTCCTACGCCTTCAACCTGGACGGCAGCAAGCGTGATTCCGAATCGCCGTTCCCGGATCTGGCGTTCGCAGCTGACGTGACTGCCCCCTCGTCGAAGCGACACCGTCTGTGGAACGGCACCAATCTGGTACCTGGCGACACCTCTGCGGTCACCAGTACCTGCGTACCCAAGTACGCGATGATCGTGGACGCGGTGGCCTACGCGAAAACCCACTACATCAAGCCGCTGCGCGCCGGTGGCCGGGACTACTACGTCCTGCTGATCCAGCCGAACACCCTGGCCCAGTTGAAGAAGGACCCGGACTACCAGCGCGCCATCATCACCGCCCTGCCTCGCGACGCGAAGAACCCGTGGTTCACCGGCGCTACCGTCACCATCGACGGCGCTGTCATCCACGAGGACAACCGCGTCTTCGGTACCCAGGGCGCCCCGGCCGGCGAGAAGTGGGGCGCTGACGGCAATGTCAACGGTACTCGCTCGCTGCTCTGCGGCGCGCAGTCCCTGGGCATGGCCGACCTCGAAGAGCCGGAATGGGTGGAGAAGAAGTTCAACTATGACAAGAAGTTGGGCATCTCCGTCGACAAGCTGCTCGGCTTCCTGAAACCGAAGTTCTACTCGATCTACGACAAGTCGGTCGAAGACTTCGGCGTTCTGGCCATCGACCACTACCAGCAGTAAGCGCTGCAGGTAGGCACAGGAGAAACGCCATGATCCAGAAGAACTACAACCGCCAGGCCGTCACCGCCGCGCTGGTGAGCTTCGCGCTCGCCGACGTGGCCGATGGCGCCGCCCAGGCCGCAGTGAAGCTGCCCGGCGGCGCGATTGTCGTCGGCGGCTTCCTGGTGGTGGACGAGGCCTTCAACGCCGCAACCACCGCTACCGCCAAGGTCGGTGACTCTCTCGACGACGATCGCTACAGCGCCAGTCCGCTGGACCTGGCGACCGTCGGCGTGAAGCAGCTGACCATCACCGGCTACCAGACCGCCAAGGCCGGCGACGTGACTGTGAAGTACGCCTTCACCGGCGCGGCGGCCACCACCGGCAAGGCTCGGCTGTTCCTTCAGTACATCGAGGTCAGCAAGTCCGAGTGGACGCAGGACTGAGCCAGGATCGGCCGGGGTGACCCGGCCTTTCCCCATCCATAGCAACAAGGGGCATTCCCATGAGTACCGAAACCAAGCGCGACAACGTTCGCTTCCTGCCCGCCGATGACGCCGACCACGAAGGCACCCAGGTGGCGCTGAGCAGCTCCCACATCACCCGCGTGTACGAGGTAAGCCCGGATGACGGCGAGCGCGGTACCTGGATTCATCCGCGCTTCCGAAAGGCTGCGATCGCTGCTGGCTGCTCCATCGTGGGCATCGGCAACCACGAGGAGCCCGAGGGTGACGACAGCAGCAAGCTGGCGCTGATCGTCGCCGCCATCGAGAAGCTGGTCGAAGCCAATGATCCGGAAACCCTCGACAACGAGGGCAAGCCGAAGCTCGCCGCAGTGAAGAAGACCGCCGGCATCGGCGTCACCAAGACCGAACTCGATGCCGCCTGGGCGAAGTTCGTGGCCGACCTGGACGACTGAGCCATGAACCGCGGCCAACTGCGCGAGCGTTTGCGTTCTGCCTACCTGGACGATACGGCACAGCCGTACCTCTGGGAGGACGACCTGTTGGATGGCTTCCTCGAGGAAGCCCAGCAGGAGGCCGTCATCCGCTCTCGCAGCCTGGTCGACACCCTGCAGTTGCCGCTGGTGAAGGGGCAAGGCAGCTACACCCTGGCGGCGGCCATCCTCGACGTCACGCGGTTCCGTGTGCCTGGGGCAGGAAGCCTGGGGCGCACGTCTATGGAGGAGCTGGATGAATCCGGCAGCTGGGAGCAGCGGCAAGGACGCCCCACTCACTATGCCTTCACCTCGACGCAGTTCTCTGGCGACGGGGTGCTGATCGTCTATCCGGCCCCGGGCGCCGACGGAGCGGCAACGCTGACCGTCCAGCGCCTGCCGGCAACCCTGGTG